CTTGCCCCTCGCCTCGGCGCGGCGGAGTATCCCGGCGCACGCCTTCGCGCTCAAAAAGTACCGCTGCGGGATCGAACCCTGCTCTAGCACTTGCGACAACGAACACACGGCGGCGTCGTTGTGCCAAGGCGAAATATTGGGCATCGAGGACGCGCCACGCGATTGCTCTTTGGGGTCCATACACACAACCTGCGTTCGTCCATTTTTTCCCTGCTGGCTGCAGCGGACAATCTTCTCCGGCAAGTGCGCCCAAGAAGCACCCGAAGGCGTTGTCTTTGGTGTTGAGAACGCCGGGCACGTTTTCCCAGACGATGATTGATCGATCCAGTCCATCTGCTGTTCTACGGCTGTCGATTGCATTGGCAAGTCTCACGAATTCCAGTGTTAATTGACCTCGGTCGTCATCCAGACTGTTGCGCAGCCCCGCCACGCTGAACGCCTGACAAGGGGTTCCGCCCACCAGTACATCAGGCGCTTCTATTTCGCCCGAGTTGATGCGATCACGGATCAGGGTCATGTCCCCGAGATTCTCAACTTCGGGCCAGTGGTATTTCAAAACTGCAGCGGGAAACGGCTCGATCTCGGCAAACCATGCCGGACTCCAACCCAAAGACTCCCACGCCACGCTGGCCGCTTCGATGCCGCTGCAGACTGATCCGTACTTCATGCCGCAGTCCTCACGTTGTACTTGCTGGCCAGCTCTTGCAGCAGCTCAAGCCGCTCGGGCACACTGTGGTGCCTCCTTATGTATTCCATGCTCATTCGTCCACCCTCAATAGTCCGGCTTCCCACACAATGCACAGAATGTCGTCGATAAACTCCAGATCCGCTACTTGCAGATCCCCGTTCCGCTCGTGGTACTCAGCTTTGATCTTCTCCAGACACGCTGGATCGATACACCAGCCAGTCATCATGTCTGGCTCGTCGGCCAATTTAAGTTCCAGTTCCATCAATCCACCTCCGCAACATAACAAGGCAAATTCACTCGGACTCGCTACTGTTGCGCTATGGTCTCGCTTGGCTGCTCAAGCCACAGATCACGCAGCAATCGATCATGCCGCCCCCCTTTTTCCCTTGCTGGCATCGATAATGGCCTGATTTTCCCGATGCCGCTCCAGGATCGCGGCCGCTTCTTCAACAACAAAGGCCGGGGCCGCTGGGGCACCGATACAGCCCAGGCGCGAATCGAACACCAGGGACGCGCCGGATTCATGCTCGATCACCAGGCGCATCTGCTCGCCCGACATGCCATAGATGCACCACTCGCCACCATCCCAGACCGGCGGAATGGACTGGCCGGAGTCGATCATTTCGCAGGACTTGTCCAGCGCCACGTCCAGCGCTTCAACCCGCGTATCCAGAGACGCAACCTGGCGTTTCAGCACCCGGTTTTCAGCCGACAGGTCCGAAACGACCTTCTTGTTCCGCGCCACGACTTCCTGGAGTTCGCGCACCCGCTGTTGGGCTGATTTCAGGTTTTTCTGCATCCGCTGGGGATTGAGCGCCCGTAGCTCCTTAACCTCGAGTTGAGCCATGCGCCGGTCTTTTTGAGCCAGCTCGAGTTCGCGCTCCACGGTTTTGACCTTGCCCGCAAGGGAATCACGCTGCGCGGCCACCATGCGGGCAGCATCAGCCAGCCGCTCCATTTCATCATTCAACACCCGGACGGCATCGCGCTCCGCATCGCGCTCCGACAGCAGCCGGTCAGCCGCAGCTTCGAGATCGGCCGCCCGTTCAGCCAGGCCGGGATACGCCTGCAGCATTGCCACTGCAGTGGCCACCGGGTCAGCGCCGGAGCGCTTCAGGGCCGACACCTCATCAACGTGCGCGACCTCTTTCTGGCGCAGCGTTTCCCGCAGCTTTTCCGCTTCGGCCTCAGCATCCGCTGCACGTTTCAGCGCCTGCTCCAGCTCGTAGGACTCCAGACGGGCGGCCATTTCAGCCGCCGATACCACCGACAGATCGCCCATCACTTGCCCCCCAGTACACGGCCACCACGGCGCAGAGAGAGAATCGTTTTTTCAGCCCGCGCAAACGACTCAGCATCCATCAGGCCGCCATTCATGTGGGCCTGCAGCAGTTGAATATCGGCGTTAACGACATCGCCGTAGCTCACCAGGTCCGGCAGGATGTTATGGCGAACCGCCAGGTTTACAGCAGTAGCGGCCAGCTCATGGGTCAAGGTTTCAAAACGGGACATTTTCACAACAGCTCTCCAAAGGCGCCCCGGAGGGCGCCGTCAGGTTTCAGGTTAAGCGGCCGGTTGGCCTTCGGTTTCGGGCATGACCTCGCCCTCCAGGGAATCGGCGGGGTAGCTGAAATCGTCCCCCACTACCGAGCCGTCCATCCAGCTCCGGTTATCCTGGCCGCCATAATCGGCCTGTTCATCCAGGCCCACCGCCCGCTGCATTTCCACCGAAACCGGCAGGTACTTGAACAGACGGCGGATGACGGTTTTCTTGCCCATCTCGACGTAGTGCGACACCCAGGGACCGGACTGCCCGGCCTTCGATTGAGCGCGAACCGCATCAACCTCGGACTTCCACATCACCTCGACTTGGTGGCCGCCGCCCTTCAGCTTCGCCACCGCATAGAAGGCAATCACATCGCCCCGGTTTTGCACATCCCGAGAGGGGACGTGGTGCAGCCGCTCGTCCAGGCCATAGGCGAAATCGAAGTCGTCACCGGCGTACACCTCATGGGCCTGCAGCGAGACAATCTGGCCAGACCGGCGGGCCAGGTCGATCATGCCCCGGTAGCCGACAATGAACTGAGCGTCCATGCGCCCCTTGTTGCGGAAGGGCACCAGGTAGGCATGCCCCAGGGCGCCGCCAAGCTCCAGACCGAGCTGCGAGGCTTGCATGATGGACCCGAACAGCGAGAGCGGATCGCAGTCGCGCAGGACCGGGGTTTTACGCATCTCCGTCAGGGCAATGCGGCTGATCCGGTCAGGGGAGATATGGGACGGCAGGGCCGCCGCAATCTGCGAGGTAAACCGGGGGTCTTTGAGCATGCCCTCGATGGTGGTCGGCATGGGCTTCTTGGCGGCCGTCTGGGTTTTCGCCAGAGCGGCAGCGGTTTGCTTGGTGCGGTTTTCAGTAGACATGGATCGTCCTCCGGGGTTGTTACTTAAGCAGGAACCGACGGGAGCCGGTCTGCACTTTGGTAAATTGAGCGGCCAGATCAGGATGGGCCTTCTTGAAGGCCGACGCGTCGAAGCGCTCGGAGTCCTTCGTTTTTTTCCAGCTCGCCAGCGGGGCGCCGAATTGATCCACCAAGACGGAACCCTCACCCATCGCCCGCTGGATTTCGGTTTTCAGCCCAGACAGCTCCTCCTCCTGGGCCTTGATGGTGGCGGCCAGTTCACGCGCTGCAGCCACCTGCTCGGCCACTTCAGCCGACGCCAGAACCTGGGAACCATCATCGGACGGATACGCCAGGGACACCTCAGCCGCAGTGACCGGGTCGGGGCGCCGATCTTCGATGACGTGATCGAACCACCAGCGCGTGGCCTGCTCGATCAAGGGCGCCGCCACGTCCTCGGAATACACCAGCGGGTAGTAGCGCAGATCGACACCGCCGGGGCCGAACAGCTCGGCCGCCAAATCCCACTCGCCATAGCCAAACACAGCCATACATTGCGTGACCTGCAGCAGGTAGGACATGGGCACCTCGTCGGTACCGGACGCGCCCCAGGATTCATTCAGGCGGCCGGTTTTGATCTCCAGACCCTTGCGCTGACCCACCACCAGGCGGTCGGGATTGCAGCGCACCCAAGGAGCGCCCTTCATGGCCTTGGCGCGATGACGGCGCAGTTTGACACCGTGGTCCTCGGCGTAGAGTTCAGCCACCACCGCCTCGGTCTTGATGCCAACCCGAACCCGCAGGTTATCGGATAGATCGGCAGGCTCACGACGGCCGGTTTTTTCCTCCCACAGCTCGCCGGGGGTTTTCCAGGGATTCAGGCCCAGCGCCGTGGCGACCTCTGAGGCACCGATGCCCATACGGCGCTCCAGGTGCCAGCGCTCGTCATCCGACAGGGCCGCGATATTGGTGTCACAGACCAGCGCCGCGCACCAGTCGTCGTAATCGGACAGCATCCCCTTGTTCAGCTCAGGCAGGTAAGGGGTCACAGTAACGGGAGCATTCATGGATTCGTCCTCCGGGGGTTTGATGACGCCGGGTTACAGCCCGGCATCGAAAGCGTCCTCGGCCAGCAGGGACTCCCGCTCGACCTCGGCCAGATCAGCCAGCTCGGACACCAGGCGATCAAACGCCTTATGCCAGAGCCGGACATAGGCAGCCGCCAGGCGCTCGCGGGTTTCAGGCGAAACCCCACGCGCCTCGATGGCTTCAATTCGAGCAACCGCATCGGAACCGGCCAGCTCCGCATCCACATCAGCGACGGTAAACTCAACGCCGCCAACCCAGACCGAACCGTTCAACAGCTCCTCGGCCAGACCTTCCTCCAGAAAGGCCCGCGCTTCTTCCGCGTCAACCTGCTGGTAGTAGGCGCCCAGATCACGCTCAACCGCGCACATCATGACAGCGCCTCCTCCATCAGCGTGGCGAGCCACAGCAGCAGGACGCCGCCGAACATGAAAGCAGGCTGGACCAGCCAGTACGCCAGGGGAGCTGAATCGTCAGGCACAAGGCCCAGGGAGAGCATGACTACCAGTGCGCCAATGGCGCGAATAGCAGAGATGAAAGTGAGCATGGTTCGTCCTCCGATGCGTTAGCGTGTTGGCATATTGGGCCATTATGGACCATAAAGCAACAGGGAGAACCAAAAAAATGACAAAAAATGACCATAAGGCCATTCTGTAGGCCAAAAAAAACCGCCCAAGAAGGCGGCTTTTCAGCGATTAAAAGGCATACCCGCTAAATTTCACATTGGAAACGTGTCACAACGCCGACGATCTCCCAGTGTCGATCACCGCCGATCACCGGATAGCGGGGATTGAGCGGGACCAGCATGGCCTCACCAGCATCCACAACCAGCTTTTTAATGGTGGCCTCCGAGGAGCCATTGACGCGGGCAACAACCACCCGCCCAGACGTCGCCTCGACGCCAGGTTCAACAATGGCAATAGCGCCATCAGGGATACCACCGCCCGATGGGGACACCATCGAATCACCCTCCACACGAAGCGCGAAGGCGCCAGGCCCAACCGGACCCGCGACATCAACGAAAACCGCCTCGTCATAATCAAAACTATCCAACGACTCCCTCCAGCATCCCGCCTGCACCCGCGACAACAGTGGTACCCGGTACACCGGCCGCACATTGCCATCCTCAAGCCCAGCCATACGGGCAGCAGCCTGCCCATGAACCAAATCGAGCCAGCCGGTCGGCAGACCCAGCTTTGATTCTACATGACGAGCAAGCGAAGCGCCGATCTGGCGCCGTGGGTTTTTGCCAGCGCACCGAGACACCATAGTCGGATCGCGCTCGATTTTTTCAGCGAAAGCCGAATTGCCACCCGCCTGGTTAATCAGCAACCGCATGTTGCTGAGGCGAACGTCATACACGCTATTCATTGGATAACCAGCCATTAATTATGCGGCAAGCCGCCCGTGCCGAAGGGCCGGGGGCGCCTTTTTTAGTAATACCAAATATAGATTACCAACAGAGAACCCGCCCGATAATGGACCAAGAAAACAGGAGGTGTTGACCACTTTGGTCCATTGGCCCACAATAGCGATGAACCAACCGAGGAGGACGACAACATGATGACCACCCGAGATTACTGGTACTCGATGACCGAGGACGAGCAGCACGAACTTGCCGAGCGATTGGAAACCGGGATTGATTACCTGAGAAAGATCATGACCCGCCACCGTCAGGCAGGGCCGAAGCTTGCACGAAGATTGGGAGAGGAAACGCCGTACACCGCTGCAGATTGGCGCCCTGACATTTTCGGACCACGCCATGCGGCATAACGAAGAAGCCCCGGACCACTGCAATGGCTACCGGGGCGTGTTCATTTCCACCGGAGGACGAATCCAAATGGAGAACCCAACCATCAGAAAACGGAGAGATTCATGAACACCCAAAGTATCGCAAAGCAAACCGCCCCACGCAAGCCAGCGAGGACCGCATGCCAGCCTACCGCATAAACGACGCCGAACAGGACACGCTGGAGACATTGCCAGCGCTGGCCGAACGGCTCTATCACCGCATCCGCAGAACCATGCACTACGGGACGGGCACCTGCGGCATCACCGCGCTGATTAGCTGGGACGGATTTGCACAACGATTGAGCACACCAGGGCGCCCAGGCATCGCCGCCGAAACCGTCAGCCGCGATCAAGTACGCCGGGCCGCCAAGCATCTGGAGCGGGCCGGACTGATCCAGATCCGCAGCGACAAGAAAGCCCGTCGCCTGATCATCGACTGCCTGAAAGCCGACCACGACCAGCAGCAAAAGCCGCCCGAGAACCCGCCACACAACCCGCCCTACACCGAACAGGCTCAGGGCCAGCAACCACGCGGGCTGCAGGCAGTACAGCATGGAGAACCCGCACCAAAAGCCGCCCGTGTTTGTGAAAAAGCCGCCACATCAAACGAGCAAAACCCGCCCGATAACCCGACCGATGGCGAATACCTGCAAGCCAACGAAATACAAGGGTTTTTTGACCGGGCCGACAGCATACCCGACCTAGAACCCGCCCGACCAACCAGCGAATACCCGCCCAATAACCGGAGTAATACTACCGTACCGTACCGTACCAACGCGGGCGCGAACGAAACCGGAAGTCAGGCAGCACCAACCGAGACACCCAACCACCCGATGCAATGGGCGCAGTATTTCATCGCCCAGGGCTTCAGGATACACAAGGTCCAGACACCGCAGACCATGCCGATGTTTGCAGAGTGGGTACGCCTGGGCATCACCACCGATGACCTGGACAACGTCACCCTGATCGCCAACACCAAGCTCGGACGGCAGCCGGACAGCCCGGCGTACTACCGCAACTTCCTGAGCCAGTACCTGATCGAAAAACAACGCGCTCGAGCCGAGGCTGCAACCACGGCCGCCCAGCGCACCACCGGAGGACACCACCATGAAAACCATCGCCCAGCTCACAAGCTCAGTGCAGTCGAACGCGTCGCGGCCGCAAACGGCTACGACCTCCACGCGGGACGATTCATCGATGACGCCCAGGATTGGTGACCGCCACATCCAGCAGCTCTGGATCAAGCTGACACAGATGTACGGGCACCGCTGGACCAGTGCCTACGGGGACCACGACGCCGAGGGCATCTGGCTGCGAGTGCTGCAAGACCTGAACCCGCGCCAATTGGCCGCCGGACTCGACGCCCTGGTACGCAATGGCGAAGCCTGGCCACCGACCGCTCCGGAGTTCCGCGCCCTTTGCGAATCAGCCAGCCTGCGGGCCTACGGTCTGCCGGAACCCGACCAGGCGTTCAATGAGGTGGTCCACAACGCCCACCGTCCGACGGAAGCGAAGTGGAGCCACCCGGCGGTCTACATCGCGGGCCGCGAAACCGGCTGGTTTGACATCCGCCACGCATACCCAGGCGACAAATGGGATGAGCGCTTCTACCGGGCCTACCAGATCCTCTGCCGCCGCGTGATGGCAGGGGAGGAGGTGGATGCCGAGATCGCCGCCTCCCTCGAGGACACCAGGGGCCAGAACCGCCCACTCACCGAACAGGACCGCCAGGCAGGCAGCGCAGCCCTGCAGGCGCTCAAGGATGCCGTCGCATTCCCCGTCGAGCTGGGGAAGTACGGCTGCCCGAACTGCGAAGGGGAAACACCCGTGGACGCAAAGGATTACCGATTGACCCGCGATCTGCGGGAATTGACCGAGTACCTACGGGAGTCGGTCAGTGAACAGGACGCGCTACTCGTCGAGGAGGCCATCGACCGCATCCGGCACCTGAACGAAACCAACCGGGCGCTGCAGGGTAACCAACCGGAAGCATCGGAGAGTTCAAGTCGTAAACCGGCAGTTTACAACTCAGACCAGGAGGCCGCCCAATGATGACCAACCGAGACACCCTGGCGGCATACCAGGCATTCACCGATGAACCCACCGCCCACGGCTACGTCACGTTTTTGACCACCATGCTGGACGCCTACAACCGGGACCGAGGCAACCCGCCAGACGCGCCGGTACGCACCCAGGCCGAGTTCGACGCTTTCTGCATGCAGCAGATCAGCAACCCCGACACC